CGTCCATATTTCCAACATAAACTTTAAATACCCTTCTTTCAGGGGCTCTAGATGTTCGATAAACAAGCATCGCATCCTCTGCTAATACCAATTGTTTCCAAATCCTTCTTGCTTTTTCGGTCATCGCTGTTCCGTAAGGTAGTTTACGATCATCACCTAACAATCGGAAGTGGGCAATTTCCCAACTATTAAAATCCAGTTGTTTGTTTTTCCAAGTAAATGTTAAACTTTTTGTATCGGCGTTGGATGCTTGTGCTGCTCCAAATCCTGAGGTTGCTCTACCTTTCATTCCTACCTCAATTCTTTCTATTTCAATGTTAGGTAGTTGTAAACAACCTACAACACCCTTTTCAGGATCTAATTTCAAAAACACAAAATTATCACCATATTTGGCGGTATTACGTGTCCACATCGGTAAGTTTGTGTTGATGTCAAGAGCGTTATTAAATAAATCCGCTAGAATAGATTTTATTCTGGGTGAATCAGAATAAATCTGTAACATAAAACCATTTTCATCAACGGTGGTTGATTCTTCAGCATATGTATCCAATGCTGACGCGATTTCTGGTGTGTATTCCATACTTTCGACATCATAGTATGATGCTAATCTTGTTGGTTCATAGTAGACCGCTTGGTTGTATAAATTGTTTTCAACTTTAGCCCACTGACTTACAAGATAGTAAGTTTGTTGTGCTTGAAGTTTTTGTTTTTCATATTCATCTTTACTCTGTGTTCTGAGTAATTCTTTCTTATCAAATTTATATGTAGGTAAATCCTGACCTAGAAGTGAGTTAGACCCAAAACTTTGGGAAAGCCTCTGCCATATTGTTAAATTTTTATCTTCCATCTTTTAATGGTAAATACTTCGATTTATAAATCAACGCTTACCACCACCGAACAACCAAGAATATTGTTCATAGTCAGCTCTTGATGGTTGATTTCTAAACGCTGGATTTTCTTTATAATTTGTGTTTGGTAATGCTGGATTAAAATGTTGAGATGACGGTTGTTCGTATGTTTTTACTTCCCAAGATTCCAATAAAACTTTTGCTTGTTGTGATACTTTTTGTAACTGAGTAAATGAATAATCGGCAACATATACCGCCATAGCAAGAGACATAATTAAATCGTCGTGTTGTCCTTTCATATGATCAGGACGACCATTAATATAAACGAATGTGTTCATTTCATTAACAAGACGAATTGAATGTATTTTCAATCCGTGACGAAAATATTCTTCTAGTGCGGAAATTATTTGTACTCGTTTATTGTTAAAATTAATTCCTGGTATTTTATCTTGTATTTTGGGATCAAATTTCCATTTATTTGCAATATCCATACCATCAACATATAAATCTTTGTAACCTAGTTCTTGAAGTTTTCTTGCGGTTGAGACACCCATACCGCCAGTAATATCAATAACAACAAATGCTTTATACATTGTTGCCCACTTATAAACAATATCCGCTAGACTATCGGGGGGTAATTTTCCCAAATATTCAACGACCTGTTCTCGATCGTCGAAATCGAAAATTTGAAAAGTTGAAAAGTCTTCACTATCACCTCTACTCACATCAACACCCATAATGTATCGATGTCCCAAAACTGGTTCTTTCCATAACCACAAACCACCACTCACCATTTTGTTCACTGGTTCTTTTACATCATTTTCCAATATTCTTTGAATCATATTGGATTCAAATACATTATCACCTGACCCCAAAAAATTACATTCTAATTCTTGTGCAACTTTTCTTTTATCATATTTTAATTTCTTGACCATTTTTTCAAACCAATTTGACGTTGGTTTGTATCCGTCTTCCAATAGTTTTTGGATCTCATCATAGTCTCGATCGAATGGTAGTGTTTCTGAAAAATCAACAATCTCTATATTTGGGTATTCATCTCTGTTAAGATAAAAATGAATAAGATCATCTACTTTCAAAAACTGTAAATCTTTGGTGTATCTTGGATCTCTCCACCAAAACATTTCGGTTATTTTAAAATCATTGATCCCCCTTAAAGATTGGTCATAGATCTCATAATATATTGGGTCATATCCATTTGGTGTTGAAATAACAATTACTTTACCCCCTGTCGATAACGAGGCCATACAAGCCGCCCAGAAATCACTATCAGCCTCAATATATGCCGCCTCATCAAAAATAAGAATTGTTGGTGTATAACCCCTCAATGCATCCTTAGACGTAGCAACCGCTTTGACCTCACACCCGTTAGAAATTTTAAAGTGTCTTTGGGAATTTTTTTCATTACTGTAGGTAATACCCACCCAACTCGGCCATTGGTCAATGAACCCCCTCACTTTATTTGCAAATTCAACTGCTGTATCCAACTTATTTGCAATACACAAAACCTTTTCGGGTTTGTTTTTAAGAGCGAATGCTAATTTTTTACTAATCCAAGCCGCGGTAACTGTAGATACACCAGCTTGTCTATATTTCTTTGCAATGTTTTCGTTGTGCTCTTCGTAATCTTTAATAAGGGTCGCCTGATCTGGAAAAAGTTCTAGAGGAACATACTTTGACTGTGTATTGTCATAAGTTTGCAAATATGTTTTTAAAGCGTATTCTGTATTCCTAACACACTTGGTATATTCAAGTAAAAGTTGTTCTTTAGTAAATCCCATTTCATTTCAGTTATCGATTGAAAATATCGTCAATGTTAATATCACCCAATTCATCATCCTCATCTTCTTCACTAGCTTCATTTTCTAGTTCTCTTAATCTTTCCGATATTTCTTTTACCATTCTATCCAAAATTTGATTTGCTTTTGGATTACCCGAAAGAATCATTTTTGTTAGATCAATAAATTCTTCAGCACTCATCATAACAAATTTTTGGAACAAATAATTTTGTATAAATCTTTGTCCTGATTCAAAAATCCTATCAGGATACACGTTTAATAATCTTTCCCAAAACACAGGCCCAAATCTTAAATCCCAAACCTCAGCAGGTAACGTATCCTCGTATCCTGTAACCATCTTTTGTTTTTCAGGGTTTGATGGTAATCCGAATTTTCCAATAACTTCATACGTTCCTTTCACGAGCTCGTGTAGTAACACTGGAAAAATAACCCCTTTGGCAACAACTTTCGGGGGATCTTGATTTGTATCGACTTCAACCGAACCAGCTTTACTTCCCATCAAATTTCCTAGCATGTTTTCGTTCAAAATCCAATATAACATTTCATTGACGGACATTAATGTTCCGTATAAATTTAATAACCTTGGATCTAGTTCATTTAATTTTTCTTCAATCAAATGGTACATATATTGGGCTTTAGCCCCAGCACCTTGAATGAACATATTAATTAATCTTCTCTTACTTCTTTCAATATTAAACTCTTCTAAGGCTCTGAGTAAACTTTCGACTGGGTTTTCTTCTTCATCCTCATCTTTTTCTGGAGTTTGAAATAATTTTGCTATTTCTTCTACGGATTTCTCTTCAGGTTCCATTTGAAAACCTTCGTTGGAAATGTCACTAGGACTAACCAAATAAGATTCATACTCTATCTCAGAGAGGCCTATTTCTAATTCTTTTCTAACCAATTCAATTGATAAGTTCTCTAAATATTCCTTTTGTTGTCTTTCAATGTTTACTATTTCTCGGAGTGCTGACATTAATAACATTTGTAATTGACCGATATTTCGCATATCGACAGGACCAGGTATGTTAGTATATCTACGAATGTTTTCGATTACTTGTTTAAATCTTTCAGAGGCAATAACTTCTTCGAATGTTTGTGCTCCTGTGATTTTAGGCATAAAAGGTTGTTTGGAAATAGGAGTTTGCCCAGTTTCTATTTTCCTCTGTGTGCCTGAATCCATTCTTTCTGGTCTATCACCATAGTCGATTGGTGCTTCTTTAATAAATTTTTTCTTTAACATTACTTTTTAAATTTAATATTAAGTTGATCAAAAGTTAAGTAATCAGGAATTTTGGTCTTACCGGGGTTGGGTGATAACTCACGTGTTTTTCCTTCTGTTTTTTCCATTTCTTTGAGATCACTCTCAAATTTTTCTTTAGTAACTGAAAACATAGAACCGAGAGGTTTTTTCATCTTTTTGGTTTTATCTTTGGATGAATTATGAAGTGGTCTTTTAACAATAGATTGGTTTTTAGCGACCATCTCAATTAATGAGGCTTTATCCATTTGAGGTAACAAATTGGTTTCAATTTGTTTTCTAGTTATATTTTCTAGGATTGGAAGTAGGGGGTTTTTATTTTCTTTGATCTGTTTTTTGACATCCATTACACATTTCTCATATTCTTTCATCTGTCTTTTAGACCAATCACTTCTTTCAGTTGTACCAAATTTTTTACCCATAGTTGCTGTACAAATAGCCCAAGGATTTTTCTTTTGTTTTTTTTCAGTCATTTCGCCTTCATCCATACCATCGCCATAATTACCAAAACCATCGTCTGTTGATGGGCCAACTTGGTGTGGATCTTGAGTTCTCTCACCTTTTTCAAAATCCATAGAATCCTCTTCATCTTCTTTCACTTCATTTGCAACCGTAACATTTAACCCTTTACTAGCTA